ATAACAGAATTAGAAATAAAATCTATGATGTTATTGAAGTATTTGCCAGCGCATTCAGAAGAACGATTGCAATATGCAGGAACAGCAGCACGGTTGAATCAATATTACAAAGCAGTACAAACATCTCCTCCGGCAGGACACGGCAACAGAAAACCTCCAGTCACTTTACATTTGTATGGTGGAGCTGGAGTTGGGAAGACGCATCTTGTTAACTTAATTAGTGGAGATGCTTTGCGGACAATTCTTGAATTGGAAGGAGTGGAAGGCGACAAATTGTACAAGGAATGTTCTGAGTTTGAAAAGTATATGTATTACAATCCAGTAGCAAATAAATACAAGACAAATTACAATCCTGCTATGTCCAAAATTTTTGTATGTGATGATGCTAATCAGGTGAATCCACATTTTCTGAAGGAAGGGCAACCTTTCCCAGTAGATATGATTCATTATGCAAATTCACATACACATCTTTTGAATGTAGCAGAATTGGAAAATAAAGCAAATGCAAATTTCAACTCAGCACTTATTATTGCAACAGACAACGCAAAGACCCCGGCATTGGATTATTTAACGAGTAAAGAAGCATATAAACGACGCATTGATTTACAATTTAAAGTAGAACTGTTACCAGAATATTCTAAAATACATAATGGTGTTCGAGTTGTAAATCCAGACACTATTAATCTTTCTGAAGCAAATACTCACATATACGTTTTTAAAGAAGGAAATGTTTCTCTTACTTATGAAGAAATAACCAAGAAAATTGAAATGGCTCTACGTGATAAACAAAGCACATATCTTAAATCGTGCGGCGTGTTTAAAGAACATGCTGTACGTGGTTTACCAAAACCTACGCCTGACCCCCCCCGCGTTCAATCTAATCAATTGACTCTCCCGGATAAAGATGAAGATGCACCGTCACTTCATGGATGGTTTAGTGATACATACGATAATATTAGTCGTAACATGCAAAATGGTGTTGATCATGTATATTATATGATATACACCCCTTCTTTTCTTATCAATCCTTATGATTGGTTTATTTGGAAACTTCATGCGTTCATGTGGTATATTCAATTTACTTCATTTTGGCAATCCCCCTTTTTGTTTTTATATATAAATTTATT